GATAAGAGATTTGTAAACGAAACTCAACTAAGTTTAGTTACATTTTTACATGATAATTCTACCGCATTTTTGAATCAATATGGGGTAAGAAGTTTTAATGATTTGGGATTTTTTGATTTTTCTGTATTTGGTACTGAAGGTAATTTACTATTTTATCCAACTAAAGCGAAGATAAATGATTATCATCTTGGATTATTCTCTTTCTCTTTAATTGATTTAAATGTTGGAATAGGTAGCACAAACTTAGTTAATTTGGGAGATAGTGTTAGTATTGGAGTATCTACAACTAATATAACATCTGGCAATTTTGGTTCTATTGAAATTGTTGGAATTTCTTCCACGTATAGGTCTGGAAAGGTTTTGGTTCAAATAGGAGCAACTGATTCATCTTATTATCAGTATGATGAAATTTCATATGTTCATGATGGTTCTGAAGTTCAATTGCAGGATTATGGTCAACTTTCTACAGATACGTTTGAATCAAAATCAACCATAGGAATAGGAACTTACGATGCATACCTATCTGGTTCAAATATTAGAATTGATTTGGTAATAAATGAAGCAACTCCTGTTGAGTATGTTGTTAATACTTTTATCGTATCACTAGGAAATACAGCAACATCAGGAATCGGAACTCAAGTTCTCTCCGGAAGTTCGATTAATTCATCTTCAGTATCTATAGCTAGCAGCAGTTCACCAACACCGGTTATAATTGGTTCATATCTAAATGATTTTTACAATTCTTCATATTCTCTTATAAGCATTGAAGACCTGAGCAATTCACAGTATCAATTATCAGAATTCTTAACTGTCACAAATAATTTAAATTCTTATGATACTGAGTTTGGAGTCTTACAGACTGAAAATCAACTTGGAATTATAACTTCTGGTATTTCTGGTTCATATACAAACATATATTTTACCCCAAATGAAAACATTGAGGTTGATGTGAAATTATTTAAAGTTGATGTTGGACTAAAAGAAGTAAATGAACAAATAGATTTAATTGATGCATCTATCAACTATGATTATGGAATATACACGGGCACTGACAATGATGTCAGAAAGAATTTTAATTTAAATTACAGAACATTGCCAATTTTCCAAAGATATTTTGATGCTAATGATGAAAGCATTGTCAATATTGACACAAATGTTATTAGAATTCCATATCATACCTATGTGACTGGAGAGGAAATTGTATATTCTTATCCAGGTGTGGGTACTACACAGGCAATTGGAATTGCAACAACATCTATTTCGGGTATTGGTCTGACAGATAAACTACCCTCAACATTATATGTTGTAAAAATTAACGAGATTGACATTCAAGTCTCCGCTTCATCTTCTGAAGCTCTGAAAACTACACCAGATGTCTTGGATATAACTTCTGTTGGAATAGGCAATTCTCATATATTTACTGCCAAAAATCAAAATAACAAAGTAATTATAACTTTAGATAATGCGATTCAATCTCCAGTAGTATCTACTTCTACAACCACTACAGCAATACAAGATATTTCTTTCTTCGATTTTGAAATTTATTTATCAAGTGCAGATTTAATTTCTGGTGGAGATTTGCTTAAGATTGATGATGAAATAATGAAAGTATATTCTGTTGGAGTTGGTAGTACTAATGTTATTTCTGTTATAAGACCTTGGTTGGGAACAGTTCTAGCATCTCATACTTCATCAAGTTTAGTTACTAAGGTTTTGGGAAATTATAATATAGTTGGCAGTAGAATCCATTTCACTGAGGCTCCTTTTGGAAAAGTTCCATTTATAAATCCATCCAATAGACCCGATGAAGTAGACTACATTGGTATTTCTACGGGTTCTTCTTTCAGTGGAAGGGTATTTTTAAGATCTGGAATTCCAGACACATTAGAAGAATCCTATACTCGCAACTATATTTTTGATGATATATCCGATCAATTCAATGCATATACCGATTCCTTTATATTAAAAAATAATGGAAATGATGTGACAGGAATATCTACTAATAATGCAATTGTTTTAATTAACGGTATTTTCCAATCATCAGTTTCTGCTGGCGTTACTGGTGTTTATGATTTGGCAGAAAATGCAGGAATAACTAGTATAACTTTTATTGGTGAAGGATTGCCATCAGAGTATGATGTTAATACTACAAGTTTGCCAAGAGGGGGAACAATACTTTCTATTGCATCAACTTTGGGATTTGGATATCAACCACTAGTATCAGCTGGTGGAACTGCAGTAGTTTCTTCTGCTGGAACAATTCAGTCAATCAGTATTGGAAATAGTGGTTCTGGTTATAGGAGCGGAATTCAGAACATAGTTAATGTTGGGGTCAAAACTGAAAATCTTGTAAATTCTAGTATTGAATTTATAGGAACAGCATCAGTTCTAAATGGAAGTGTGGTTAGTATTGCTATTACTAATCCTGGAATTGGTTATACAACATCGAACCCACCTATTGTTGTGTTTGATTCTCCACTATCTTATTCTAATATTCCTTTAGTTTATAGTTCAGAATCTTCTGCAGGATTTGGAACAGGAGCAACGATTGATATAGTTGTTGGTCAGGGTTCAAGTGTAATATCTTTTGAGTTGAAAAATCTTGGATATGCATATAAAAAAGGAGAAATATTAACAGTTTCTATTGGAGGAACTACTGGAATTCAAACAACTTCATTGCCAGGTTTCTCCGAATTCCAAGTTACAATTAATACTGTTCAGAGTGATCAGTTTGCTTCTTGGACGGTTGGTTCTCTCCAAGTAATCGATCCTCTAGATTCTTTATTTGACGGAGAAAGAACAGTATTCCCAATACTGATTGAGGGCAATCAAACCACAATTAGATCTAAAAAAGGATCAATTATAGACCAAAGGGCACTCGAAGCTAGTTTGCTTATCTTTATAAATGATGTACTTCAAGTTCCTGGAGAAGGTTATGCATTTAAAGGTGGAAGTACAATTAGATTTACAGAAGCTCCCAAAGTAGGTGATACTTCTAAAATAGTCTTTTACGGAGGAACTGCGGATATTGATACATTATTTGTAGATATTTTAGAAACTATTAAGATTGGAGATAAAGTAACTCTTAATAGTGATGATTCCAAATTAGTACAAAATGATAGATTGGTTAATGATATTATTTCTTCAGACACTTTAGAAACTAATCTCTATCCTGGTCCTGCGGTTACTCAGAATGAAAATCTATTAAGACCTCTAATTTGGTGTAGACAGACGGAAGACTTATTCGTTGATGGTCAATTTGTTGGAAAAGATAGGGTGATTTATGAACCATATATTCAACCAAATTCAAATATCATTCAAAATTTTGGAATTAGTTCTACTGAAATTTTTGTAGAAAGTGTTAAAACATTTTTTGATAGTGATAGAGAGTATAAAAAAGATGGAATAACAGAAAAATCACAAAATAAAATATTAATTATCTCACAAGATACATTGGTGTCAGCTTCTGCTACAGCAGTTGTATCAACATCTGGGACTATTACTTCGGTGTTGATTGGTGATGGTGGTGTTGGTTATAGTACATCTCCAACAATTTCAATCGGAGATCCTATTGGAATTGGAATTACTGGAAGAGCACAAGCATCATCTATTATAGTTGATGGTATAGTAACCTCTATAGAAATTACATCTCCGGGATTTGGATATACTACGTCAAATCCACCAGAAATCTTAATTGAGCATCCATCTGCAAAATATGAAGTAATTAATAATATTTCATATACTGGAGATTTTGGAATAATTTCTGGCATCAAAACAACCTCTGTTGGAGTAGCATCTACTGGTATTGTATTTGACTTCTATATCCCAGAAAATTCTCCAATAAGAGATGGTGAAACAGTTATTGCAACAACTGGTATTAGTGGAATTCAAACTGGATACTATTTTGTTATTAATAAGTCAAATGTTGGCAATGGACTTACATCACTAAATTCTTCTGGTGGAACAGTTGGAGTTGGGACAATATTTATTGACAACATTTATCAGGTTGCATCGGTTTCAATTGCACAAACTGCAGTTGCTGGTGTTGGAATTACATATGTTGCCCAAGTTACAGTAAGTGTTTCTGGATTTAATGGGTTAAGTGGACTTGGATTTAGTGGTTTTTATGGTGAGTATAGTTGGGGAAGAATTTTAACTCCAATACGCAAAGACCCAGAAGATTTTGAAAGTTATGCAAACATTGGAGGAATATCTACTTCACCAATAGTTCAAAGGTTTAACCGTCTAAAATTCAGACAATATAGTACATAAATAGATAAAAAACGTTAAAATGTCTGCAATAATAACTGACCAATTAAGAATTTTGAATGCTAAAAATTTTGTCTCTGCAGTAACTTCTTCTGCTAATTCTTATTATTCTTTTGTTGGTTTACCCAATGCAACAAATTATGATATAAATTGGGATTTTAATCCACCATCCCCTAGAGATAGTTTTGAGCAAGAGAATGATTATTGGGATACTATGATTGCTTTAAAGAAAATTAAAGCAAGCGATGTAAATCAAGTTATTAGAAAAATTACTTGGTCTTCTGGAACAATCTATGACATGTATCGTCATGACATTAGTAGGGTAAACACATCTAATCCCTCAGGTGCTACAAGTTTATATTCTGCAGATTATTATGTAATTAATAGTGATTTTAGGGTTTATATTTGCTTACAGAATGGAACTGATCCAGAAAATCCTGGAGGAAGACCATCTCTAGATGAACCAACCTTCACAGATTTAGAACCAAAGGCTGCAGGTGATAGTGGTGATGGTTATATTTGGAAATATTTGTACACCATTAAACCAAGTGAGATTATAAAATTTGATACTATTAACTTTATGCCAGTCCCAAAAAATTGGGAAACGTCGAGCGAATTTGCAGCGATTCGTAATAATGCAGCATTTCCAAATAATCAACTTAAAATTATTACAATAACTAACAGAGGTGTTGGTTTAGGGACCGCAAATAGAACTTACACAAATGTTCCGATTAAAGGTGATGGAACTGGAGCAAAGGCAACTATAGTTATTAATAATGATTCCAAAGTAGAGTCGATAAATGTTTCGATTGGTGGGTCTGGATATACTTATGGAACTGTTGATTTGGAAGGCGGCAATGTTCCAACAGGTGAAGTAACTCCAACATTTGATGTAATTATTCCGCCAAAGGGTGGGCATGGTGCAGATATTTATAGAGAACTTGGTGCTTATAATGTTCTTGTTTTTTCGAGGATAGAAAACGACATAGAAAACCCAGATTTTATTACTGGAAATAAAATTGCAAGAGTTGGATTAGTAGAAAATCCACAAGCATATGATTCAAACTCTTTATTAGATTTAGATAAAGCAAGTGCTGTTTATGCACTTAAATTAACAGGAGTTGGTTATAGTAGTGCATCATTTACAGCAAACTCCAGAATTACTCAAACAATCAGCACTGGAAGCACTGCTGTCGGTAGAGTTATATCTTATGACCAAAATACTGGCGTTTTAAAATATTGGCAAGATAAATCTTTTGTTGGATTTAATACTGATGGTTCCCAAAAATCAAATCCAGAATATGGACTTAATTTAAACAGATTTACTGCTCAAGTTGGAACTGGAGGAACTACTTTTATTGGTGATACTGGTCTTTATATCGATACACAATTTACTGATAGCACTACTATAATAAATAGTAGAACATATAAACTTGGACAACCTTTTATTGGCGGCGTGGCGAATCCAGAAGTTAAAAAATACTCTGGCAATATCATTTATGTCGATAATAGACCTTCGATTACTAGATCTCAAAACCAAAAAGAAGATATCAAAGTTATTTTGCAATTCTAAAGAATTATGCCACAGGAAACTAATCTCAACGTCTCTCCATATTTTGACGATTATGATATTGATAAGGACTATTATAAAGTTTTATTTAAACCAGGTTATCCAATACAAGCAAGGGAACTGACAACTTTACAGTCAATTCTACAAAATCAGGTTGAGCAATACGGAAAGCATATCTTTAAAGAAGGTTCGGTAGTAATTCCCGGACAACTAAGATACGAAAACCCACTTTATGCCGTAGAAATTGAAGAATCCTTTAATGGAACTCCTATTTCTTTATACTTTGATCAATTCTTAGGTAAAAAATTAAGAGGTTCTTCCAGTGGTGTTACTGCAGAAGTTGTATATCTTTTAAAGAATACGGATTCTGAAAGAGGAAATTATACACTATATTTGAAATATCTCACTAGTGGTGGCGAAGACTTTACTAATCGCATTTTCCAAAGTGGAGAAACATTAACTCTAGAAACTCCACTTACTTATGGCAACTTTGCAATTCAAGTTGGACAAGGAGTTTGCAATACAATTTCAACCAATGCAACTTCTGAGGGTTCTGGCGTATCTGTAGCGGAAGGTATTTATTTTGTTAGAGGCGTATTTGCCAGAGTATCTGCACAAACTATCATTTTAAGTCAATATTCGATTTCTCCTTCATATAAAGTTGGTTTTGATATTATTGAACAAGTAATCACTGCAGATGAGGATGAAAGTCTATTTGATAATGCCCAAGGATTTTCAAATTATTCTGCTCCAGGTGCAGATAGATTCAAAATAACTTTAGATCTCTCAAAAAGAAGTATAGATGATTTAGATACAAATAATTTTGTAGAGATACTGAGAGTTCAAAATGGAGTACCTCAGTTTTTTGACAAGAATTCACAATACAATTTAATTAGAGATGAACTAGCTAGAAGAACTTTTGACGAGTCTGGCAACTATTTTGTAAGACCCTTCTCACTTTTTGTAAGGGATAGTTTAAACGATAAAGTTTTGAGTGAGGGTATTTACTTTAAAAATCAAAGAACAGTTGAGGGAAATAATCCATCAGAAAATTTGATGGTTTATCAAATTGGTCCAGGTAAGGCGTATGTAAATGGTTATGATGTTGAAACTATTGCACCAAGACTTTTAGACGTTCCCAAACCAAGAACTACTCAGACAACAGATACTGAAGTTATTCCATTCAATGCAGGATCTTTATTCATAGTTAATAACACATATGGTTTCCCTTCAATTGGACTTGGAACAAATACAACAGTGAGTTTAATGGACTCTCGTATTGGAGAGTCTCCTAGCGTTGCAGCAGGAACTACAATTGGTCTTGCTAGAATATATGATTGTGTTCCAGAATCAAGTTATATTGATGATACTAGTAGATTTAACCTGAGATTATTTGACATTAGAACATATACAAAGATAGGACTTACTACTTCCTTTGGGGGGACTGGTCTTTCTACTCCTTGTTTTATTGAAGGTAAAAGAAGTAGGGCAACTGGATATCTCAAAGAATCAGTATCCGCAACTGGTACTGAATTGACTCTATATGAAACAACTGGCAATTTCCTAGAAAATGAACAAATTGTAGTAAATGGCATTGACAATGGAAGATTAATTCAATCTGTAACTGATTATTCAATCTCTGATATAAAATCAATCTATTCTCAGGTTGGAATAAACACATTTAATGCAGATTTGGTTCTTTCTAGAGGTTCTTATATTTCAAAACCCGGAACTACATTTAGAGTTGATAATGGAGTAGTGTCTGCAGGTTTGAATAACGTATTTACCAAACTTGTAAAAGTTGGTGACATAGTATCGTATGCAAGTACAACTTTTACTGGCGATCCAATCTACAATAAAGTAACTTCGATTGGAGCTGGCGGAACATCATTTACTATTACAGGAATTACTACTGTCACCGATATTTGTGAGGGTGCTTTACCTGCAGGGTCTTTTGATACCACAAATATCATTAAAGTGTCACCATCTGTTGATTCTACAAATTCATCTCTTTTAACACTCTTAAACATAGACAATGTATCTTCGGTCAATTTCGAAAGAAATGAAGTTATTCAGAGACGCTCATATAATGTTGCATCTTTTTCAGGCAGTTCAATATCAGTTACAATTGATCCTTCAGATGCTGACATTTTCTTCGATTCCTTTGATGAAGATAGATTTATAATCACGTATTCGGATGGTGACATTGAACCACTAAGATCTGATCAATATAATATTAGTCTTGATGGCAAAACAGTCACATTTAATGGACTAATAAAATCAAGTGGGACTGATGTAATTGTTATTGTGACAGTTAGAAATATTAGACCAAGTTCAAAATCTAAAAAATTCAATAAAGTTTCTTCATTAGTAGTTTCAAATTCAAGTCTTGTAAATTCTGGAATCGGAACTACGACTTTGGATGACGGACTGACTTACAGTAATGTTTATGGTACAAGAGTTCAGGATAAAATTATTAGTTTAAACGTACCTGATGTAGTTAGAGTTCTTGCTGTTTATGAGTCTAATAGTATAGGAGAACCTGCATTACCAACTTTATTAATTTCTGGCAATCCAAATAATAATCAAAATTTTGTTGTTGGTGAATATATTGAAGGTAGGGATTCTGGTGCAACTGCGATTATAACCAGAAAAATAGATACAAATAAGTTAGAATACGTATATCTTAACATCATTCAATTCTCTGTAGGAGAAGTCGTTGTAGGAAGTGAATCTACTGAGGAAGCAATTATTTCTTCTAAAGCTTTGGGTGATAAGAACATCACTAAGAATTTCCTACTTGATGATGGGCAAAGAGATACTTTCTATGATTACTCTAGAATTATTAGGAAAAGCAATCTACAAGAACCAAATAAAAAATTAAAAATTATATTCCAAAATTATACAATAGATTCTTCAGATACTGGCGAATTTATTACTGCTAATAGTTACAATGCAGAGAACTTTAAGTATGATGTTCCATCATATCAAAATTATAGATTAACTGATTACATTGATATTAGGCCTCGTGTTGCACCTTATACATTATCAACAAAATCTCCATTTGAGTTTTCTTCCAGGAACTTTGCTTTTGACGGACAATACTCAGAGTATACTTTGTGCCCTGGAGAAAATCTAATTCTTTCATATTCATATTATGTTGGAAGAATCGATAGAGTTTTCTTAAATAGTGATGGAACTTTTGATGTTGTTCAAGGAAATCCATCATTAACTCCTGTTCCACCACCACTCAAATCAAACTCTTTAGATATTGCAACAATTTCTATTCAACCTTACGTTTATGATGTAAAAAATGTAAGCGTTGTTATGTCAAAATATAAGAGATACAGAATGTCTGACATCTCTTTACTTGAAGATAGAATCCAAAGAGTTGAAAGATTCACAACACTCTCTATGCTTGAGAGTAAAACAGAAAACTTCACCATCAGAGATGCGGAGACTGGTTTAGATAGATTTAAGTGTGGATTTTTCGTAGATAACTTTAGTTCGCAAGAATACCACGATTTAGCAAATCCAGTGTATAGAGCTTGTATTGATACAAGTACTAATACTTTAAGACCAGTACATTATACAACTGCTATTGATCTACAATTAGGTTCGGAGGCAATTAGTGGTGTTGGTCAGACTTTCAAACCAAATGTTGATCAAAGTTACGTCACTGACTTGGGTTCTCCAAATATTAGAAAAACTGGTGACTTAATCACTCTAAATTACAATGAAGTTCAATATTTTGAACAACCCTATGCAACTAAGACTGAAAGTGTAACACCATTCTTAGTTAGATATTGGCAAGGTACTGTAACTCTCAATCCATCTTTTGATAGTTGGATTGAAGAGAAGAAAATAACAACAACATCATTTAATGAAATATCAGAAACTATTGATAGAGAAGACCAAAATATTACAAATGTAGAAAATGTAACGATAGATAGAGAAGTTTTCACAAATCCACCAATAACGCAAACGGGTACAAATCCATTTGACTGGATTGCCAATGCGCAAAGTGTTTTGGCAGGTGTTCAAAGTCTTGGTGGATTACCAATTAAATTTAATTCATCTAAAAATTCCGCTAATATAAGAAAAAACGGCACTGGAGAAGGTGCAAATGTCATTGGAAGTGATGTTATACAACTCAATGTTTTTAAAAAATTTGTTGGTCAAGCAGATAGAGATTTAATCAATCAACTTTTGCCGCCAGATGTAGCAACTCAATTTTTGACTGTAATTGATAATTCAAGTGTAAACCGCCGTGCAGTAATTAATTTTACTCCGGGACAAGCTCCAACCATTACGGAAAGTAGAGAAACTACAACAACTACAGAATCAACTTCAAATACCACAACTCTTATTGTCCCAGAGGAAATTATAACTGCAGATACAACTTCAACTTCTATTTCAAATTATACTGAAGAAGTAAGATTCTTAAGAAGCAGAAATATTGAATTTGATGCAAAGGGATTAAGACCTGTTACAAAATTCTACAGTTTCTTTGAGGGAATTGATGTACAAAATTACATAATTCCTAAATTATTAGAAGTTGAAATGATTTCTGGTAAATTTGAAATTGGAGAAACTGTAGAATCTGACCCCCACTTCACCTCACAGAAAATAAAATTTAGACTTTGCAAACCAAATCACAAAACCGGACCTTTTGATGGTTCAAATCCACCATCAATCACAACGCCAATTCCTGTTGTAGATTTTACTACTGGAGAAGTTCTTCCACAGGATCCAAATCTACAAGCAAGACCGGATATTTTTAGGTTCAACCCATATACTCAGCAATCAATTCCGGAAGATTATAGCGAATCTTCTACTTTCTTAAATGTTGATACTCGTGCATTAGAACTTCAGACAGAAACTGAATATTATGGAATGATTGCACCCAATATGAAACTTATTGGAAAAACTTCAGGTGCGGTCGCAAGAATTTCTAATATCAGAATCATTTCTGATAATTTTGGAAGATTGCTTGGTTCTTTATACATCCCAGACCCAAATGTTCCAAGTAATCCAAAATGGATAAATGGAAGCAATACCTTTACTTTGATTGATACTCCAGCACTGGATAATTTAAGTAATATTTTCCAAGAGTTTATATCAAATACTAGAATTAATGAAAGTTCTGCAGAGGCTGAATTTGCTTCATTAGCGACTAGAAACGTAGAGGAAACTAACATTTTAACTACAAGAAACATAACAATCTTAACTAGTTTTAATGTAAATACAACGACTATTACAAACACAACAACAAATACAACAACAGTCACACAAACTCAAACTGGAGGGCCTGGTCAAGTTGCAATTTGGGAAAATCATGACCCATTAGCACAATCCTTCTATGTCCGCGATAATACTGGAATATTCTTAACCTCAGTTGAAGTTTTCTTTGAGACAAAAGACGAAAATATTCCAGTAACTCTTCAGATTAGACCTATGATTGCTGGTGTTCCTAGCAATTTGGTAGTTCCATTCTCAGAAGTTACTTTGACTCCCGACGAAATTAATCTTTCTTCAGATGGAACTATTCCAACAAAAATAACTTTCCCATCTCCTGTATATCTACCTGGACCTCAGCAACTAGAAGTCAGACAAGCACCACTTGGTAGCCAGCAAAGTTCTGAGTTTGCTATTGTTCTTCTTTCCGGAAGTCCTCAGTATAGAGTGTTTATTGCTGAACTTGGCAGAAATGCTCTGTTGCCAGGAGATAGTCCAAATGCAGGAACTGGAATAAGATTATCAGCACAACCAACTTTGGGAAGTTTGTTTAAATCGCAAAATGGTTCAACTTGGTCTCCTGCACAGTTAGAGGACCTAAAATATAGACTTTATCGTGCAGATTTTGCTAATGAAGGTCTGGTTAGGTTCTTCAATCCTAAACTTGATCTTGGCAACAAAAAAGTAACTGTAAGTGGTTCAAATCAAATTCAACCACTTTCCAAGAAGATTCTTGTGGGACTTGGATCTACTGGATATGATGCAGATAATGTAGTTCCTGGAGTATCCTTGGTTCAAGGGTCAGCAACAGGTGAACTGGTTGGAATCGCAGGAAGTATTACATCAGGCATTGGATTGGGTGTTTCTATTACAAATCCTGGATTTGGATACACTGCAGGAACATTCTCTGATATTGCTTTGAGAACAGAAACTGGAAGTGGTAAAGGAGCTGTTGCAACAATTGGAGTAACTGCAGCCGGAATAACTACAGTTACAATAACTAACGGCGGATTTGGATATCAACCCGGAGATTCTTTGCTTATCCCAGAAACTGGATTCGGTCAAAATGTTGGATTTGGTGGAAAACTAACGGTAACTAATATTGCATCAAATAATACATTTATTATTGATAATGTTCAAGGACAATTTTCGGTTGGAATTAATACTTTAAATTACAAAAATTCTTCAGGAATTACAACACAGACAGGAATTGGAGTTACTATTACTGAAATTTTTGAAGATCCATATTATGATGGTCTTCATATGAAGATTTTACATATGAATCATGGAATGCATTCATCTGAGAATTATCTGAGAATAAGTTCATTCAGACCTCTACAATCCGAAGTTAGTTCTAGATTAACGGCAGCAATTACACCTACAGACACTACAATTCCAATTACGTCATCTACTGGATTCGAAACCTTTGAGAGAGTTGCTGTAGATGCTTCCAATCCTGGTTATGTAATTATTGGAGATGAAGTAATTTCTTATACTGGTTATAGTGCAACAAGTCTCACTGGCGTAGTTAGAGGAATTGGTGGAACTCAAGCACAATCTTATGATTCTACACTACCTGTTTATAAGTATGAATTTAATGGAATTTCTTTAAGAAGAATTAACAAAGTACACAATTTTGCGGAGGTTGATGAAAATCATCCAACTGAACTCAATTCATACTTTATTAAGATTGATACGTCAGACACTGATTTTGATAATATTGGAATTGGTTCAGATAGAACAAATGATTTATACTTTAATGAGACCATACAAACTGGAGGACCAGGAACAATTCTCACAAACAATATTCAGTTTGAAGCAATTACTCCTAATGTATCTTATATCATTCCAGGAAAAACAAACCTCGGATGTAGAATTAGAACCTTTACTGGAACAAGTATAGGTGGAAATGAGAAGTCATTCTTGGATGATGGATTCCGTTCCATTCCTCTAGATGAAACTAGTTATTTCAGCAATCCTAAATTAATTTGTTCTGACATCAATGAGCAAAAGTTCATTACAGAATCACCAGGAAGTAAGTCATTTACAATGGAATTTTTAATGAATACTGTTGATTCTAGAGTATCGCCAGTTATTGATACAATCAGAGTTGGTGCAGTTTTGACATCCAATCTAATTAACAATCCTTATGGTGTAAATGAGAATTCTAATTACGCTAATGACGATACTGTAAGAAGTCTCTTCAATGATAAGCACTCAACGATTTATATTTCTAAACCAGTAAGACTAAAAATCCCAGCAAATTCTCTCAAGGTTTTACTTTCCGCAACTCGTAATGAGTCAAATGATGTTAGAGTTCTCTATCAACTCTTTAGAGATGATGCTCCACAGGCATCTGAAAATTATGAATTATTCCCAGGCGCAGCCAACTATCAAGTTGATGGTCAAGGTATTAAGAGAGTTATTGACTCATCCCTGAATGATGGATCTGCGGATACATTTGCAAGACAAACAAACGATTCCTCTTTCCGTGATTATGAGTATAGTGTAGATGACCTACCCGACTTTAATGCCTTTGCTATTAAGATTGTAATGGCAGGAACAAATCAAGCAACTCCTCCATTGATTCGTCAATTAAGAGCAATTGCTACTATTAAACCCAGGATTTAATTATGGAATATATTAAAGTAAAAGATAAAGACCACCTTGCAAGAGATATGAATTCAAATGGAATTGTAAATTTTGATATGGAGGGTTATGAGAAATATATTGAGAACTACAAAAGAGTTTACAGCGAATCTCAAAAAATTAAAAATCTTGAAAGCGAAATGAGTGAAATTAAAGATGATTTGAATGAAATTAAAACTTTATTGAGGAATTTGGCAAATGGATCCTGATAAAATTACTTTAGAAAATATATCTAAATTATTTGAATATGAGAAACTTTCTAGAGACCTAGATAGTATAGATGATATTGAAACTTTAAGAAATTTTGCAAAATCTTATGCAAAACTCTATTTTAAACAACAAGAAGTCATATTAACACTCTAATGGCACAACCATCTACCAGACAGGAACTTATTGAGTATTGCAAAAGAAAACTGGGAGCACCAGTTTTAGAAATTAACGTTGCTGATGAACAGATAGAAGATTTGGTTGATGATGCTATTCAATTTTTTCAAGAAAGACATTTCGATGGAGTTTATCCAACATTTTTAAAATATCAAATAACTGATGACGATATTAATAGAGGAAGATCTAAACCAAATTCTGGAGTTGGAATTAGTACATTATCAGTCAATCACAATGTTGGATTAACAACCCAATTTAATTTTTATGAAGGTGGTAATTACCTCCAAATTCCACCTTCAGTTATTGGAGTAAATAAAGTATTTCATTTTGATGGTACGAATACCATAACAAATAATATGTTTAGTGTAAAATATCAATTATTTTTAAATGATATTTATTATTGGGGATCTACTGAACTTTTAACTTATGCAATGGTTAAAACATACTTAGAAGATATTAATTTTTTACTTACAACACAAAAACAAATAAGATATAATAAGAGACAAGATCGTTTATACTTAGATATTGATTGGGGATCGGTAACTGCCAATTCTTATTTGGTAATAGATTGTTATAGAACATTAGATCCAAATGATTATTCTAAAGTTTGGAATGATTCTTTTTTAAAAATATATTTGACAGCATTAATTAAAAAGCAATGGGGACAAAACTTAATAAAATTCCAAGGAGTTAAACTGCCCGGTGGTGTTGAACTTAATGGAAGACAAATTTATGATGATGGGCAGAAAGAATTGGATGACATTATGGAAAAAATGTCAAATACATATGAACTTCCACCATTAGATATGATTGGATAATTATGCTAAATCCATTCTTTCTTCAGGGTTCAAAGACAGAACAGTCATTAATTCAAAGTTTAATTAATGAGCAACTTCAAATGTATGGGGTTGAGATCTTTTACATACCAAGAAGATATATTACAGAAAAAACAGTAATTAAAGAAGTTATTCAATCAGTATTTGATAATGCATATCCACTTGAAGCTTACGTCAATACATATGATGGATATGAAGGTCAGGGTACGATTTTATCAAAATTTGGAATTCAATCTTTAAATGATTTAACTATTACTATTTCAAAGGAAAGATTTGAACTTTATATTTCTCCTTTATTGCAAAATGAATCTAACATCAAATTATCAACAAGGCCTAAAGAAGGAGATTTAATTTATTTTCCTTTAGGTGATAGATTATTTGAAATTAAATTCGTTGAACACGAAAAACCATTTTATCAACTTCAACAAACATACGTTTATGAATTAAATTGCGAATTATTCAGATATGAAGATGAGATAGTTGATACTGGAGTCAGAGAAATTGATGATAACATCACAGAAGAGCAAACTTATGTTCAATCTCTTATTATGGTTGGATCCGGATCAACAGCAACTGCAGAAACTATAATTTTAAATGGAGGTGTGAGATTAATAACCGTAACTAATAGGGGAAATGGTTATACTTCTACACCAAGAGTTGCAATATCTTCAGCGCCAAATAACGGATCAACTGCTGTTGGTATATCTACATTTATTGGCGGATTAATTGATTGTAATGGAAATAGTGAAAATTATAAAGTTCAGGGTGTTCAAATTATAAATCCTGGATATGGTTATACTGTTGCGCCATCTATT